ATCGATCGATGCATCCTTGAACACCGGTACGAGGATGGAGACAAGACGGAGCCGCTATACTACCTCCCTGTGATTCCATTGTGGGCAGTCAACGGAGCAATCGGGATCGGAACAGGACACTCCGTTAAAATCTTCCCTCGGTCCCTTGATCAGGTCAAGAAGGCTATCAAGCACTGGATCAACGGACAGAAACCGAAAAACTCTCTCCATCCTCACTTCAACGGGTGGAAGGGAAAAGTGATTGTTGAAGGTGATGGGAAGTACACGTTTCAGGGGATCATAGAGAAGGTCAATACAACAACCCTTCGCATCACGGAGCTACCGATCACGTACGATGTCGACTCATTCAAGGCTAAGGTGTTGGTGCCACTACTCGATGCAGGAAAGATTAAAGATTTCGAGAACAATTCAACCGAAGAGAACGGCTTCTGCTTTGACGTGAAGGTCGCTCGCGAGATCGGGAAGAAATCAGAAGCACAACTGATCACAATGTTTAAGCTCGCTAAGAAGGTGACTGAGAACATTACGTTGTGGAGTGCTGACAATCAACTCGAGCAGTTTCCGACCTTTGTTGACGCATTGTACTCAGCCGTAATGTTTAGGTTGTCGAAGTATGAAGAGTCTCGCAAGAAGCAGATCGCGGATTTGTCTGCTGAAGTTGACTTCCTTGATGAGAAGCTGAAATTCATCAAAGCGTGGAACAACATCGAGGCGCAAGCTCTAACAACTGCTCAGATTCGAGAGCACATGGTTGGTTCGGCTGGCTTGCAACCTGACAACGTTGATGCGTTTCTAAAGATGCCGATCTCATCAATCACCGAGGATCGTGTGGATAGCCTTCGGAAGCAGATTATGTCTCTTGAAGACAAAGTGGCTGATCTTAACGAGCGGACGGGAACCAATCTGATGGAAGAGGACTTAGCGAACCTATAGACAAAAAGAAGCCCCATCTCGCAGCAAGAGATGGGGCTCGTCCAATAATAGTACTGCGTGTGTGAGTTATTTTTGTTGGTCCTTCGGGAGAAATTTCTCGTTAGCCTCGAGTTTGTATTCGAGTAGTCGCTTGTCGATATCGTTGAGTTGATCCTTGTTTTTCTCTAGCTTTTCGCTTAGGGTCATATCAGTAGTCTTCAGTTGCGAAATCTCGACGAGGAAGTTCTCGCGAAGCTCCTTATTGCTAATGTCGATCTTCCCGTGCATCTTGTCGATCTTTTCATCAAAGTGAGTTGCCAGGTCGCGAACGTCCTCCTTCAACTCATTGTGAGAATCACTAACGGTTTGAAACAGTCGATTGAACGATGTTTCTAGCCGAGAGGCACTGTTGCGCATGAAGTAAACTGCAGAACCGCATATGACTCCAGCTAAAGAAGCAAGCATACCGACGAGCTTAAACGTCTCCACATCGATCATGGTTGCCCTCTGAACATTGGTTGCGATTATCGTTATTTATTTACGATTGAGGCCTAACATTGTTTACACCAGACTACTCAATCGACCTTGACTGGCTTCACAGAATCTCGTTTCATCTTGAGAGGTTCTCCAAAGCATCAGGATCGAGGTCCACCTATCAAGCACGTTGTGTGCTATGTGGCGATTCTCAGAAGTCGTCGCGGAAGGCGAGATTGTACTTCTACACGAAGGGGGGTGGACTGAACGTCCACTGCAAGAACTGCAACTACTCTCATTCCTTCTACACGTTTATGAAGGATGCGTTTCCGGCAGAGTTCGAGCAGTACAAAAAGGACCAGCTTTTAGAACGGTTTAAACCGGCGTCTGAGCGTCGATCGACTCCGATTGGCGTGAGTGATCAACCCAACGACGAAAACGCTGTAGAACTGAAAATAGAAAGGCTGAACGGAACTGTTCCGATATCTTCACTTCGAAGCGATCATCCTGCCATTGAGTATTTGCGAGGACGCTGTTTCGGACCCAAACAAACGAGTCGATTGCTGTACGCTGACGACTTCGTTGATGTGATCGATGAGCTCAACCCATCGATGAATACTGAGAAGATGAGGCACGAACCCCGCATCGTGATTCCGTTCTACTCCACCGACGGTAAGATTGAGATGGTGCAGGGACGCTCGTTGGATCCCAGCAGCAAACTCAAGTATATGTCAGTGAAGGCTCACGACGATGTAGACAAAGTGTACGGCAAGTACGAGCTGGATCGATCCAAGACGACGTATTGTGTAGAAGGTCCGTTTGATAGCTTGTTTGTGGACAACTGCGTAGCCACATGCGACTCATCATTAACTCGAGCAGATGCTGACGTCTACATCTGGGATAACCAACCTCGCAACAAAGAAGTTGTTGATCTGATCAATGATGCAATCACGAGAGGAAAGAGTGTGGTGATTTGGCCGTGGTCACCCAACACCAAAGAAGACATCAACGACATGATCAAGTCTGGAATGACAACTGATCAATTGATGGCGATGATCAAAGAACGCACATTCTCTGGACTCCGAGCTAAGCTGGAAGTCAGTAAATGGAAACGTGTATGATGATATGTTCAGAAGGAGCAACATGAGCCTAAACGACGATTCGGTGAAGATTGAAGTCCTCCGTCTCCACAACGAGGGGTTGTCCCTCCGTAAGATTGCTGATGTGGTAGGGATCTCGCACTCCACAATCGGTAAGTTTCTCAACAAAGAGTCGTATCAGCAATGGTGGCTGGATAACGACAAACCGATTGCTGCTGGTGCATTGAATGACCACCACGTCAATATCCGCCGGATGGAAGGTAAGCGGTTCATCCTCACGTCAGCACAAAACAACACGTTTGTGCACAGAGAGTTTCTTGCATCTCTCGAGACGATGGCAGAACACCTGGACGCGCAAATCATTGTTGGGACATTCAGCTACAATACCTCTGGATTCCAGAATCTGGGTAAAGGGGAAGCTGATTGGTTCGATCCAAAGATTGAGCCGTATATTGTGGATGAACCTGTCCAGCTTGCTGATGGCTTGTTGTGGTGCGGTGAGTTGAACATTCTCCCTACTGCTGTCAATCCGTTCAGCGGGATGCACTCATACGCGAAGAGCTCAAGTGCGATTATCCCTCACACAAAGGTTCAACTGGAGTCGGTTCCAACCCACAAGTCCCAACCGTGCCGAATGATGTATACGACTGGGGCCGTCACTCTGAGGAACTACATCCAGAAGAAGGCTGGTCAGAAAGCATCGTTCCACCATATCTTCGGCGCTCTCATTGTCGAAGTTGATGACGATGGGGATTGGTTTGTGCGGCAACTGATTGCTGAAAGTGATAACGGGCACTTCCAAGATCTGGATTGCAAGTACACCCCCACTGGTGTAGATGCTAGTTGTGATGTAGAGGCAATCAACTGGGGCGATCTCCACTCAGAAAAAGCAGACCCCGAGGTATACAGGGCGAGTTTCGGTCAGGAAGCTGGTCGTGTGAGTCTCATCGATCGTCTCAAACCAAGATTCCAATTCGTTCACGATGTGCTCGATTTCGAGAGCCGGAATCACCACACGATTAAGGATCCATACTTCCGATTCAAGATGCATGTAGAAGGACGTGACTCCGTCAAAGACAATATAGCAGATGTGGTCCGCACACTGATGTACCTCAATCGACCATTCTGCCGCACTGTTGTGGTTGAGTCCAATCATGATCTTGCACTTAGGCGATGGCTGAAAGAAGCAGACTACAAAACGGACCCCACCAACGCTGTATTTTTCCTCGAGTGTCAGCTCGCCCAGTATAGAGCAATCGAGCGAGGCGATTCCGGCTTCTCTATTTTCGAATGGGCAGTTAAGGACCATGCCCCATGTCTCAACGGCGTCCGTTTCTTAAAAACCGATGAGAGCTTCATGATATGCGGTAAGGATGGAATCGAGTGCGGTCAGCATTCTCATCTTGGAGCAAATGGGAGTCGAGGATCAGTAGCAGTCTATCAGAAACTTGGCACACGATACAATATAGGCCACAGTCATTCTGCTGCCATCAAAGATGGTGTATATCAAGCGGGTGTATCTGCCAAACTCGACATGGGATACAATGTGGGGGCCAACAGTTGGTCGCATAGTCACATTATCACGTATCCGAACGGGAAGCGAGCAATCGTCACTCTCAAGAACGGTAAGTATTGCGCGTAAGCTGAGACCACAAAAGGAGAGCTTCTCAATGACGCAACTAGCACTGGCAGCAAAACCGTCGATTCATTCTCGCATCCAACCGAAAACGATAGACCACATCTTCTACATCTACAACGAGATTGAGGGACCTGACTCTGTTGTAGAGATCGTTGAAGCTCTCGATCTCGCACAGGAAGGAGACACCATTCATATCCATATTGCCTCGCCAGGTGGGGATCTGGAGGGGTCAATCGTTCTCATTCATGCAATGCTACGCACGAAAGCTCACGTGGTGTGCCATGCTGATGGTGAAGTGGAATCAGCAGCCACTCTACTGTTCTTTGCAGGGCGAGAGTACGTCGTCAATCCATTCGCTCACTTTATGTTCCACGATGCGTCGTTCGGTGTTGCACAGAAAGTCAATGAGCAACGCAAACGCTTGGAGTCGGTAACGAACCTGCTTCAATCAATCTGCACGTTCCTATACTACCCTGCGTTCACGTACGACGAGATCGACGAGATCCTCGAAGGGCGTGACGTGTACGTGACTGCTGATGAGATGGTTGAACGGATCAACGAAGGCTTGCAGCGTGCAGAGGATGAAGAGAACGAGGAGGAAGCTGAGTACCAACAAGAGTTGCTGACAGAATGCGGAGAAGAGGTCGTCCCGCACTGAGACGATTCTCAGCTTCGATAAAATAAGGACACCTACACAACCAACTGTTACTAGGGATGTCCTTATATGTTCAAAGAAGAAAAGATCTGCCGGTCCTGTGATCGGCAGTTCATTATCGTATACGCTGACGAGAACGACAATGTAGCGTATTGCCCCTTTTGTTCGTATCCAATCGACCACGAATCAGATGGGCTCCAGTTATCGAGCGATGATCAGCTCGACAGCGAAGAGGACCAATCTGAATGATGTGCGCGGGGATTGATTATTCAATGTCGTGTCCTGCCATCTGTGTGGGCCCATCTCTCGACCACAAAAAGACGAAGACGTTTTATTTCACCAGCAAGAAGAAGCACGAAGGCAAGTTCAACGGCAATCTGTTTGGCATGATGGCCCCTTCGTACGAACTTGAGATCGAACGATTCCACAACATCTCTGAATGGGCGTTGAGCATTCTACAGCGCTTCAAAGTACATCACGTGTGTCTGGAAGGTTACGCGATGGGCGGAAAGGGTCGAGTATTCAATATCGGCGAGAATGG